ACTAGCGCTCCTTCATCTTCGTCTTCTACTCCTCGTGGAGGCGGAGACGCAGGAGCACCCGTTGCCCGTGAAAACGGAACAACACGCAGAAAACCGTCAACCAAAACAAAGAAGCCCGCTCAAAAATCGGGTAGAATAAGTCGTATACGTCTAAGGAGACCAAAGTAATGAAGAACTTTATTCGCGACATGCTTGACCAGACATTTACCCTTTTAGGTATGTTCGTCGCATGGTTAGTCCTTGACGGATCTGCAAAGACTGTTACAGGTTACGCCATCATATTTTGCACCACGTTGTGGGCAATTACGTACCCATTACGTAACTCTGGAGATGAAGAGTAACCTTCCCTCAATTATAATAACTTAGCATTTCCTGTATATAATCAAACCTGTTAATAGCACAGGAGAGATTACAGATGAAAAGACTTGTAGTATACGTAGTAAACGTTGATGAAGATGTAGCCGAGAAAGCATTTAACAATGCTGTCGAGGCTACTTCTCTTTTACCTTTTGTAGATATAAAGAAGAAAACGATTACCGTTGAGCCACATGATGACTACCGTGGAATCGTCGCGTCTTTTGACTATGACCTATCTATATCGGATCCCGATAATACTAATATAAAAAAGGCATCCGTCGCGGTGCATGAAGCAATCCAGGCAATTATTAAATCCAACCTGTGGAACGTATCTGCAGCTCGCGTAATGACAGAATCAGGAAACCCAAAATGAAAAAAGACTTCGAAGAGATTACCGAAAAGTACGCGGCTAAAATTGCGCCTCACCTTGATCTTGCAAAGAGGGCGTACGGCCTCAGAGGGCAAGCAACTCCTGCGCATGTGGCCTCGGCTAAGTACACAGAGCTTGTTAAGGAATACTACTCTAAGGGCGGCTCACTAGTTGCGCTTGCTTCTAAGCTAGGTGTTGCCTATTCCGGCCTGCGGCGACGAGTTTTTACCTCGGCCATTCCTCCTGTAGCTCGTAAGAATCGTTCACGCGCAACTGAGGAGACCATCGCAAAGGCCATGGAGTCCATTCTTAAGGCACGCGAGGTATCAACCGAGGATTACCATCAAGAGCTTCACAGGTCGTATCACGCAGGCATCTCCCTTGCAACCGTCTCTAAGGCACTTGGCTTATCATCCTCTGCTCCCTTGTACTACGCGGTCCAGCGTCATGAGACGCGTCTGCAGGAAGCCAAGAAGAAGTGATTACCCTTCTTGCAATATTGCTTACCTGGTACCTAACTAAACTCTATTACACGAAATCACCTATCTTTAAGACAAGCAAGTTTGACAATAAAGATCTTATTCACGCAAAGTGTTCTAAGTGCTCTGCTGTTACCAGAACTAATAAGGATAACCTTCGTATTCCTTTCTACTGTTCGATGTGCAAATGACGCAGTACTGGTCCTGGATTCTTGCGGCGGTAGGTGTAACAGGCATATACTTCGTAGGTCGCAAGACTATCTGGGGTTGGCTTGTTCTTATACTTAACGAGTGTATCTGGATTGTGTACGCTCTTGCGACAGATCAATACGGATTTATATTTGCAGCCACCGCTTACTCCGCGGTATATGTTAAATCATACCTGCACTGGAGGCGCGGGGATAGCGAAGTATGACAGTTCAGTTCACGTTCTTTTGCCCAAACTGTAAGGGTACAGCCTATGGAGTAGTGTCAGACTCCCTCGTCATCGACGGTGATGATACCTGCTATGATTGCAACTCTGATTGGGAAAAGGTTATAGTTAATAGATAACGCGGACGTAGCGCAGTTGGTAGCGCGGAACCTTGCCAAGGTTCAGGTCGCCGGTTCGAACCCGGTCGTCCGCTCTAGTTAATTAAATGACGAAAGGAAATATATGTACGAGTTCTTCTTTCTCGCAGGTATCATCGTTGGCATCGTTGTCATCGGTTGCGCCCTGTGGGCATCTCTCATGGGATAATCAAACCTAATACAATTAGGCATGCCCCTAAACTACGGAATGATCTCACCTATAGTTGACGGTGACGTCTGTGATCTCTGCCCATCATTCGCTGCGGTGAAAGCTGAGATCCAAAACAAGATTATCCTTCTTTGTGACATTCACGCGTTTGTCAACAGCGACACAATCTGGGAAGCTGCCACCGCTATCTATGATAAGCTAGATATTCTTCCGCCTAAACCTTAAGTCTACATAAGGAAAGCGGGCCCGATTTCTCGGACCCGCCCCTTTATCTGTATTAAGTTGTCAGTTACTTAATTGGTGCGAACTTATACTTCTTCGCCATAGCGTTGTACTTGGCCTTCATTGAAGCCACGCTCTTCATCATGCTAGCAACTGCGGCTGTAAGATCAGCCGCTGCCTTACTTGCAGCAATACTAGCAGCAGACGCATCTGCAACTACTACAGCCATTGCAGCATCTGCAGCAGCTTTAGCCTGTGCAGCCTCTGTCTTAGCATCAGCCAAAGACTTATCAGCTGCAGCCTTAGCGTCAGCCAATGCCTTATCCGCAGCTACCTTATCGGCAGCGCGTCCAGCCTTCTCTGCAGCAAGCTCAGCCTTAACCTTAACAAGCTCTGCCGCTAAGTCGCTTACAGCCGTGGTAGCTGCAACTGCAGGAACCCCTGAAGCTGTCGCTACAATTGTAATAGATCCGCTAGCAGGAGCAAGAATCTTAAGCTCTGCGTTGCCAAGACCTACTGTTGATGTCTCAACGGCTGTTGTAACTGTTGCTGTGTTAAGACCAGTTGCTGCAACTGCTGCACCTGCAACTGTAGCTGCAATCGCAAGGCCGGATACCTTGTTACCGAAAGCGTCTACCGCTGTAAATGTGTATGTTGCAACTGTGCCGGAAGCCACAGAAGAAGGACCAACTAGAGAAATTGCGTTAGCAGCTCCCGCTGTACCCTTCATATAAATTGTGTTAGTAACGCCACCGTTAGAAACGATAACTGTACCTGCTGCAACGCTTGTTGTGTAGGCGTAAACAGTCGCAGTGTTACCTGTGCCTGTTGCTACAACAACTGCTGAAACTCCGTCAGTCGAGCGTACACGTACTGCCGCTGGATTGTCGAGAGCTGCAACGAGCTTGATAGCTCCTGTTGCCGCGAATGAAACTGATGTACCTGCGTCTACAGTTGCGACCAAACGAACTACGTCTGCTTCGTCAACTGTGTTGTCTGCTGGTACCGTCACTGCTGCAGGTGCTAGAGTTGTTGTTGCGTTCGAACCTGCAACAGCCGCTCCCACCTTTACTGATAGCGACATGTCCGCGGCGCTTGCCGGAAGTGCTGAAAACACTCCAAGGCCTAGCGCAACGACAGATGCCATTGCTACTTTTTTGATTAACTTCATTATTCTCCTATAGGTTTTATTTTCGAATCACCTGCCGGTGACTAGATGTTCATCCTCGCAGTCTCTTGCTAACGACGACACGACATATATTTTACTGCAGATGGCGCATGTCCACTGCTGCATACGTCGGTCATCACTCATAAAGCCGTAAGAACTATTTAATGTAGACATTATGTATGCCTACGTGTTATTCTGCAGCCGCTCGCTTATCCACTGCTGCAAACGCGCCGTTGATCTCATCTTTTGTAAGCTTGCCGTCATTTAGGAATCCGCGTGCTAGTTTTTCAACTACTGTTGCAACTCCAAGTGTGCCTGCAAGGATTACTGCCTTTGCAGTACTAATTCCAACAACTGCGCCAGCGCCGATAACGCTTAACCCAGATGCAGCAAATACTGCAACTATACGCATGATGATGTTTCCAATAGCCGTAACAGGGCCTGCCTTAGTTACGTTAATTGCCATAGCATCATTATTTTTTGCCATTTAATCTCCCTAGGGTAGAGGTGGTAAGGTCTGCTTACCTCTCCCAAGAAAGCTTTATTATTTTATCACTTATTGCTGTTTGTTACTTTTAAGCTTTCTGCGGTGAATACGTCGCTCTTTAGCGGTCGTACCGCCCCAGATTCCCATTTCATCGTGGACGACGGCCCAGTCAAGACAAGGTTGCTTATATGGGCAGCCTGCGCACATTCTTCGAGCCGCGTTGACGATATACAGAGATTGACCCTTTGCTCCTTTTTCTGGAAAGAATATCTCCGGATCTGTAGTCGCACAAGCTGGGACTCCATGATCTTTAAAGACAGGGTAATTGCTAGATAGTTGTATGTCCAATGCCATGGACGGACCATATACAAAATGGATACTCTTGTAAACTATAAGTTATTAGTTTACACTTACTTGATTATTCTTAATCCTCGCTTGCGAAGAATAGAGTTTCGTTCATCCGCGGTCATTCCTCCCCAGACACCAAAAAACTCTGGGATTGCAAGTGCGTGGTTTAAGCATTGTTGAACTACAGGGCAACCTTTACATATCTTTTTAGCTTCGCGTTCTTTATCGCGTTTGTTTTTACCACGCGCCTGCGGATCTAAAAAGAATACCTCTGAGTCTTCGCCACGACAATTTGACTCTTCCTGCCAAGCCCACTCGTCATAGACGGGGCGCAGGTTATGCATTGAACTACGGGCGTTGGTAAGTGAAGGGCTTCCTTTTGGCATTGAACAATCCTATATTGAACTATGCCTAAAGTACATCATTTGGACGTCGAGTAAAACCCGTTTCCTTTGAAGCTTACAGAGGGCACGTTGTATTGCCTCTTAAGCTCTTCAGAGCAATCAGGAGCGGTGCACGTTGGTTTACCCTCAGGGTCGTTGATACTACGCTCTATGAGGTTGTAGTGACCTTTTTTACAGTGATATTCGTAGGTAGGCATAACTACTTATCGCCGTCTTTACTGCCCTTACCGGCAAAGTAACCGCCAATAATTCCAATAAGTCCTACGAGAGCATTCTGCACTAAGTTGATAGCGTCAGGGTTTGTTCCTACAGCTTCACCTGTAAGCTTCTGCGCCGAGATCATAGCCGTGTACTCGCCCACAACTACAAGACCGATAAACCCTAGTATACCTAGAGTTATAAAAAACATTAACTTATCTTTAATATCCATTTGTCTTAACCTTTCAAGTTTTCTACGATTAGTTTAACCTCACACGCATCTGTTGTGCAGTATGCATCACCGATGGCGTCTGAGGCCATTCCCGCGTAGACTCCTGTGAAATCAATCGGGAACAGCTTCATCGTATCAGCTTCGTATTCTTCCTTAGTTATTTGAGTGTAAGGCATCTGCGGATACGTAAAGTTACCCATAGGTAGAAAAGATACGGTCTTCAACTGTCCGTCGTACATGTGCAAGACTGTTCCTACGTGCTCGGCTTCCTTTTCAGGGTCAAACGATACGGTTACAGATACAGAGTTATCTGACCAGTAACGCTGCGCGGTTGCGGCGATGGCTGTCTTTTCAAAGATTGATACCTCACGCTCTGCGCGCTTAGCGTTTGACTTAATAGGGAAGAACACGACGCTTGTAGAGTCTGGCGACTCTGACGCAGGCTCTACTCTATAGTTTGCCATCTTGAATAGTGGCAACATTGGATCCTCGTTAGAGAAACGAATTGCGCGGTTAAAGTACTCTCCGCCTGGTGTCCAGTGAACTCCTGGTGACTCACCAGCAAGAATTGAAACTGTTCCTGAAGGCTTAACGGTTGTCATCTTGATTGACTCACGAATACCAAGCCACTCTGAGTATGTGTTGTCGTACGCCTTGATGTGCTTGTAACCTTCGTCCATCCACTCGCGAAGAGTTGGAAGGCCCTTGTTATCTGCAAAGTTAGCAACACCTGACATCGAGGTCCCGATGCGGCGGTTACGTTGCATGATTGCGTTTGTCTCCTCCCAGTGTGTAGGGAGCAGCGTTACGGTCTTAGCATATAGGTAAGCAAACTTCAACGTGCGCTTATAATCTTCTAGTGAATCGTGACGTCCTAGATATGTCTCAACGAGTGTGCAGCACTCGTATGATTCTAGACTCTGCTCCGCGCAAGGGTTGTATCCCACGACGCGGTGATCTTTATTGTTTACAGGATCTGCTAATCGTCCATACTTACGCGATACGTCCATCCAGACTACGCCAGGCTCACCGTTACGGGCAATGCCTTCAACGATCTTGTCTAAGTTTTGTCCTACGGTTGTTTCAATAGAGTTATTCGACATCCAACCCCAACCCGGTGATGCTGGGTCGTAGGAGTTACGCTCTGGGAAACGCTCTGCATTCTTAAGGTTTAGGAATGTGTCATCGTCTAGTCGACCAATTAAAAGCTCAGCAGAGCGACGAACATTGCCACTAACGACGCAAACACCGATAAGATTACCGATATCAGCAATATCAACGCGACTAACTTTTTCACCTTTACGTCCTTTGAATATGTTGCGGATGTAGTTGTGCAAACGCTCTAAAGGCTCATGCCCTGCGGCGGTTCCACCAAATGTCTTAATTGGAACTCCCGCGGGACGCACTAGCGAATAATCAAACACAGGATTCTTTTGATCTGGCTTTAGGTAAGCGTTAATGATAAGCGAGAGTGATTCAACCCAGCCTTCTCTCGTATCTGGGATGACGAATGTTTCATCGCCTTGCGGTGAATAAATCGCAAAGTCCTTGTCCGCACCTTTATCGTCAAAGCCTACACCGACGCCAAGCATTGACGCCTCCATAAGAAACGCAAATGGCTTTGCTGGATTTTGCTTTGTCATTTCAAGTGTTGAAACGAATGCGCAGTTTTGCAACGCTGCAGAGTTCTTTTGTACGTTAACTAAGGGTGTGCCCATAACCCAAAGACCACGGCCAGGCGGCGTCCACTTTAAGTTAAACAGTCTATCAAACGCCTCCTTGGCGGACGCCTGCGCGCGTGAATCGTTCCAGGGAAGTCGTTGCGACTTACAGTGATCCTTTTGAATGGAGTACATGCCGTTGATGACACGCTCGCAGACCTCGGCCCAATTTTCTTTTTCTCCGTTCTCTTTTAAGCGAGAGTACGTACGAAGAAAGGTAATCTCTCCAACGGAGTTACCCGCTGCGTCTGTATAACCAAACGGAGCTTTCTTTTCTTTGTAGCCTTGTACGTAGTCATCGCTTAGTTTGAAAGAGAAAAAGCTCACCGTTACCCCCGTGAAATATGTGTTTTAATCTAAAAGTAGAAGACAAATTATACTGTCTTTCAACCAAAACGTGTTACTTATCTAGTGTTTCAAAGATTTCTTTACAGGGCTTGCATATGGGGAATTTCTTTCCATCCCTGGTTGGTACCCATATTTTCCCACATAGAGCCAGTGCAGGCTTACCTTCTACGAAGGCTTCCATCATCTGGTCGCGGTGAATATAATGCGAAAACTTGTCGTGATCTCCTGCGTCTACGCGCAGATCTGCTTCAGTATCAACTTCTATTATTACGTCGCTCATGCTTGCAATTATACTACTTAACGCCCGCGTGACGCCTGTGAACCTAGAATTGGCATATGTTACTGAACCTCTACCCAACTAGTTGTTGCCTCGTCCCACGCATATAGCTTATCATCCGCTGGGTATGGCACTGGTGCTTCCCATTGGCAGGTATCTTCGTTTAATATCCAAGATGGATATAACTGAGGTGGAATAAAAGCATCACGGATCGGGTCATAAAGAAAACCCGCACCAGCATAGTTCTTGCGAAAACTTCCATTGTAGGAAGTTTGCAGCCAATGAGTATATCCACCTGACCATTCAGTAAAGAATTCAATGCCTATTGGTTCTGATTGAGGAAATGGTAAGTTATCTAAAACTTCATTGTTAAGAACATTAACTTCAAGAACAATGTTACTGTCATCTAGTTTTGCAAAGTGTGCCATTAGAAAGTTATGCTCCCGCTTCCAGTCCAAGTGTAAATTTTATTTGTTCCATTATTAACAAATGACGGTGAACCTGTTGTTGAAGAAGCATTAGAAAAACTACTTGAATAAGCAACAATTACAATACCTGAACCGCCTGTTTGGTTATTAAGCCCTGGTTGGCCTAATACGCCACCACCGCCGCCACCTGTGTTTGCTGCTCCAGCACCCGCAGTTCCGCCTCCGCCAGCACCGCCTGAACCATTTGCTTGCCCTGTGTATGCTCCACCACCACCGCCGCCGCCTGCGTATGTGCCACCGTTGATGCTAAAGGTTGCACCTGATCCACCATTTCCGCCGTTAGTTGAACTATTATTACCACCAACAGCGCCCTTACCGCCACCACCACCAGCACCAGAAGGATTACCACCTAGACCGCCGCCGTTATTTCCTTGTCCAGCAATTCCCGCACCACCAGTATAAAAACTAGAGTTGCTTGTATTACCAGCACCGCCACCACCAGATCCACCACTGGTAGGAGGTGAACCCACCATAAATTGGTTTCCGCCTCGGCCGCCGCCAGTAGAGGTTACTGAATGAAATGCTGAATTATTACCATTGCCAAGATATGCGCTACCTCCGCCAACAGTAACGCTGTATGTACCAGCGGACACTCCAAGAGTTGATGATTGATAGCCTCCACCACCACCGCCACCGCCAGCAACCTCAGATCCACTACCGCCGCCTGCTACTACAAGATAAGTAACGGTTGAAGGTATAGGGTTAATAGGAGTTACTGAGTTAGATGCGCTACTTGCTGTTGACGTTCCATTTGCGTTAGTTGCAGTAACGGTAAATGTATATGCAGTTCCATTTGTTAAGCCTGAAACTGTAATCGGGCTTGCACCTGTTCCGGTGTGTGCGCCAGATGATGTTGCTGTGAATGTACTTACAGCCGCCCCGCCCGTCGCGCCCGCTGTGTAAGCAACTGTAGCGCTGCCATTTCCGGCTGTTGCTGATCCGATCGTAGGTGCGGCAGGGACTGTAGTTGCGGTAATTGAGTTAGATGCACTAGACGCAGAACTTGTTCCAGCTGCTGATGTTGCAGTTACTGTAAATGTGTATGCGGTCGCAGACTGTAATCCTGCGACAGTTATAGGTGAGCTAGACCCTGTGCCAGTAAACCCGCCTGGGCTAGAGGTGACTGTATAAGAGCTAATAGGTAACTTTGAGCTAGGCGCGGTAAATGTTACGGTAGCTGCACCATTGTTATACGCACGACTCGTGCCTACATTTGTTGCAGTACCTATCGTGGGCGCTACCGGACTTGCTTTTGCGCCTGAACCTTGTGCTCCTAGAATTGGCATGTTCCTATTGTATCCTAACCTAGCTCAACGTGATCTTGCAACCAGGCAACAATTGCTGGCTTAGGCTTAGCACCCGTCATTCTTGCTACCTCAATTCCACTCTTGAAAAGTATCATTGTGGGTATCGATCTAACCTCGTGTTTGAATGCTATCTCAGGATTCTCGTCGCTATTCAACTTTGCGGTGATAAAAACGTACTTATAATCTGAGCTTACTTCTTCTAGTATAGGCGCCAGCATTCGACACGGTCCGCACCACTCCGCCCAAAAGTCTACAAGTACGGGCAGGTCGTTTTCTAGTAGCTCTTTAAAGTTTTTGTTTGTTGCCTCTATCATTTCTTATCGTGCCCTCTAATTATCTCCAACGCCATGGTTAATGTTCCAAGGGCATTCATAAACCCAGGCTTCTCAATCAAAGGTTTAATAGCGTCTTCTACCTCTTTAGCGATGTCTTCCCTTGATAATTCCATGCCTAATTCTATCTTATTTATCCTGCGGTGATAATTTTGCACTTTTCCTGTTATTATATCTTCAATGACAAAGGACGAAAGGACACCTTATGTTACCTATTAAAAAAGCGCTACCACTTGCGCTCGCGATTTCACTTTTACCCGCCCAAGGCGCAAGCGCCTGGTGGAGTATTGACTATAGCTTCTTAGACACGCGAACGCGTCTCGACGAGGAAGACAGAACACAGATCAACGCTAACTCGTACTTTAAGGTTTCAATAGACGAGATCGTAGATACTCCGGTTGTAGGAGATAGATACGCAATTCTTCAAGGCGGCGTAGTTGATAAGATTATCACCTGGAAGGAGACAACGTCTCTTGTGCGAGTAACTCGAGCAACAGGCGTTATTGTCAAGCTTACAGAGTCCGGTGGAGTTAAGCACATCGACGAGGACGGAGTTATTCGTCTTGAGGCAATCAACCAAGGAGATATCGTCTCTGTTCAAACGTCTTCTACTACTGTAGAAACTCCAGACGTTAACACAACGGGCGAGGTTGTTGCTAATCCAAATCCTGAACCTACAGGTACTCCAGTAGCAGATGCTAATGCTTCTACTGTAACTGGTGTTAAGGTTGAGAGTGACAACTCTGTAACCGTTACCGTTACCGCTCCTGTTGTAACAGATACAACCAAGACTGTCTCCGTCCAGGTAATCACGGACGGACGCTCGCACTCGAGCGTCGGTGTATCTAATAACGGCGACACGGTAGTGATTAAGGCAGTCCCACAGGACGCCAACATCACAGTTCAAACCACTGTCCGTGACGTTGTAACAGGGACTGAGACGGTTACCTCTAATACAGTTGTTGCCACACCGGCAGCTCCTATAGTAGCTCCCGAGCCTGCACGAAATGAAGTTGTTGATAAGGCAACGATAGCTGCCCCTACAGTTGTTGCACAGGCAGAAGGGACAAACGGTCACCGCTCTGCAAGTATCTCTGTTGCGGACGTTCCAAACTTTGATCCTAATAAGACATGGGCAACTCTTATGATTGTAGATAAGAACGGCTCCACGACTGCAATTGGTCTAGACGGTGTTGGAAAGATAGTTCATATTGACTGGCTATCACCTACAGAAGAGTATCAAATTAAGGTTGTTCTACGAGATCTTGGGACAGGTCAGGAAACAACTATCTCCGGTACTCGCCTACCGTAAAGTTACAAAAATAAAGACCGCGTCCAAACGGGCGCGGTCTTTTATTTTGTTTAAGTTTATTCTGGAGTTACCGGAGTATGCTCGTCCCATGAAAGAGTATCTTCGTTCCATGTGTAGTACTTGCCTTCTGTAACAGGCATGTCTACTGGAGCCTTCCAGGTGCAAGTTGTTTCATCTAATATCCATGACTCAAAAGGCTTAGGCGCAATAAACGCGTCTCGTGCTTCATCGTAAGTCATTCCAATTCCTGCATAGTTCTTGCGAATAGTTGCATTGTATGAAGTCTGTAACCATGTCCCGCCTAAATTATCAATCAACCATTGATAGCCTTCATCTGGTTCATTGTTGTCTCCAACAGTTACTCTTAAAACAATGTTGTTTTCGTCTATCTCAGCCCAATGCGCCATAATTATCCTCCTACCTGTGATCTTGTGTATCTAACTACACAAATTCCTTGAAAACCGCTGCCTGAGATGGTTGTTGAGTACCCTGCACCACCGCCACCGCTACCGTAGCCAGTAGCATTAGTTCCACTATTTCCAAATCCTCCGCCACCTCCGCCACCGCCTGAACCGCCTGTACTATTAGTAAATGAAGCAGCATGACCACCACCACCACCACCAGCAAGAGTAAGTCCTAAATATGTTCCACCACTACCACCATTGCCACCCACACTAGCAGTTCCAGCAGCGCCGCCTCCACCAATGCCACCACCGCCACCGCCTGAACCGTCTTTACCTCTACCGCCGCCATTTCCTTGTACACCTCCGCCTCCAAAGTTTTCCTGACTACCGTTACCGCCACCACCTGAACCACCAGTGCCACCGCTACTGTTGCCGCCACCTCTACCGCCGCCAACAGCAGTTGTTACTCCAGTACAACTAGAAGCATTGCCAGCAGTACCGTTATCACCTCCATCAGCACCAGTACCGCCCGCGCCAATAACAATAGATGCATTAGAAGAAAAAGATTGGTCTCCGTAAACAACTCCGCCAGCTCCCCCGCCGCCGCCTTGTCTAGTACCACCAGAAGCACCACCTGCCACAAGAAGAATAGTTGTTGAAACTGTTCCATTTGAAACGCCTAAAGTTCCATTACCAGTGAAGGTGCGATAATAATAAGTTGCGTCTGATGTAAGCGACCCACCGGTAACAACAGGGATAGGTACAACAGGGGTTACTGAGTTAGAAGCAGAGCTTGCAGTTGAGGTTCCATTAGCGTTAGTTGCTGTAACTGTAAATGTATAGCCTGTGCCGTTACTCAATCCTGAGACTGTGTTTGTTCCTGACGTTCCTGCCCCTGTTGCGCCGCCTGGTGATGCAGTTACCGTATAAGTAGATATAGCTGCTCCACCCGTGTTGTTACCCGTATAGGTAACTGTCGCTGACGCGTTTCCGCCAGTCGCTGTTCCAATCGTTGGTGCCTGTGGAACAGTTGTGGCAGTAATAGAATTAGATGCGCTAGATGCTGCAGAAGTCCCAATCGCACTCGTTGCAGTAACTGTAAATGTGTATGCAGTTGCGGACTGTAATCCTGTCACTGTTAAAGGACTTGACGCACCTGAAGCGGTAAATGATCCAGGTGAGCTAGTCACCGTGTAAGAGCTAATAGGTAACTTCGAGTTAGGAGCCGTGAAGGTTACCGTCGCTGCTCCATTGTTATACGCTCTTGACGTTCCTACGTTAGTTGCCGTCCCGATAGTCGGTGCAACAGGACTTGCTTTTGCGCCTGATGCGCTGGCTCCTAGAATTGGCATGTGTTTATTCTATCATGCCTGTCTATAGTTGATAGTGTACTACTCCGCCGTCTTACGAATCCAGACCTGATAGTTCGTAACGATAAGGTTGTAGCGCCCTCTAAATAACCTCAGGACGCAGTCGATACCGTCCTTAGGATGCAACGGTGTTCCTTGGTACATGTGCCAGTCGTAATCGTCAAATATCATGATCCCGCCAACCTCTAAGATCCTCCACGAGTTTAAGGAGTCAATCGCCGTTTGCAATGCGGTGTGATCTCCGTCTATATAGATGACGTTGAATGTTTCACCTTCAGGGCGCGTTGCAAAGTATCTATCGCTTGTACCCTTGCGCTTCTCAACCTTCTCAACTGCGGTGAATCTTTCGTCGTAGACTCTCTCAACCTGGTTAAAGTCAAACGTTCCTTCGTGCTCGATTGAGCCTTCCCAGGTGTCAACGTCTACTATCCTGTTGATGTTTTTATTGTCTAAAAGCCACTGCGTTGTGTCACCCTTGTACGCGCCGATCTGCAGCACGTTTAACGGGACAGGTATGATGTTTTCATTAGGAAACGTAAGGTAGCTTTCAAAGTTTGGTTTAACGTGGTTGAACCACGTAGGAAGCTCTTGCTCCATTACTCTACACGTCCAAAATCATCTTCATATCGAATGATGTCATCTTCTCCAAGATACTCGCCTGTTTGAATCTCGATAAAGACGAGGTCGCCTTCACCTTCGGCTCTTACGCGGTGAACTTCTCCAACTCCAATTGAGACATAATCTCCCGGGCCAAGATGAAGTATCTGGTCAAATAACTCTACCTCTGCATAGCCTTGTGTGATGTACCAATGCTCTGCGCGGTGTTTGTGAGACTGCTTGCTGAGACGACTTCCGTTTTCAACGTGTATTCGTTTAACCTGCACCTTTTGCTCGGTGTGTAAAATTACGTAGAAGCCCCAAGGGCGAACAAAGATCTCCGGTGTCATGTACGGACTGTATCATAAATAATAAAAAAGAATCGAGTCTAGCACTGGCAGCGCTTTGTATACTACCCTAAAGGTAGCCCGCTAATCAACTACCCACTCGATGTCTACCCAGCCAGTGCTAGACACTCAACTCTGAAGTTGGAGTGGATGACAGTTGTACGTCATGTCCAGGACGATTCGCAGTAGCGGGATTAGCTAGACTTCACTTTCGTCGTGACAAGCTACTAGTAGCGGCTCCAGGCCAGTGGCGATAGTTAAATTATAACAGGAAGACTAGGCGTCTTTTAAGGTATTTACCCAGCCGATGATGTCCTCCATGGATAGGTCCATAAGACCCTCTTCACCAAGAAGCTCCTCCATGCGTATCATTATCTCGTTGAGTTCGTCTCTATCTATTCCGCATAGGTTAACTATGTGAGCCTCCATAAGAAGCATCAATTCACGCATGAATTCAACAGGTACTAAGGCTAGACCCTCTTCATCAAGGTACTGCTGTAGAACATCATCTTCAGCATACTCTGGGTCCTCAGGATAATCCATTGTCTAATAGTATCTCAAATAACCTGCGGTGATAGCTTTTGGGTAGTTGAATCTTAAATTATTTTACTTCTTACCAAGGCACCAAGAAGTCCTACTAAGAAGTCTTATGCTATGGTAAAGTACGGGGTACATATGGAAAGACTTGATATACAGACTATACAGGACGCCGAAACTCAACGCGAGCAATTAAACAATCTAGACCTTAAAGCTATGTGGGAGAAGCTAGACGAGCTCGTTCCTCCAGACTTTCAGCAGTAGCTATTTTTTATTCTTTAAGCCCTGCCAAACCGCCTAAACCCTGTTAAAATCCGTACATCCTTGACCTTAAGGGTGTACAATGTCTTTGTATAGTTGTAGGTATTGAAATATTGTACATTAGCGATAGAAGGTACTGTTTTTGACTAAGAATGTACAGCCTGAAAAGCAGGTAGAACACGCACTTTTGTATGCCCGAGTCAGCACACAGATGCAGGTTAATGATGGCATGAGTATGGAAGCTCAGGAGAAGACTTTACGCAATGCGGCCGAGTTTGCAGGCTTCTCAAGCGTAGAAGTCTTGCTTGAAGAAGGTCGCAGTGGTAAGTCAATCGCAGGCAGACCCGTGCTTCGTGACGCACTAACCAGACTTGATAACGGAACTGCCCAGGCTTTGATTGTTACTCGTATCGACCGATTGGCAAGATCTACCACCGACTTCTTGTCAATCGTAGACCGCGCGGCTAAGAATAACTGGCGTCTAGTCCTTCTTGATCTCAACCTTGACACCTCAACGTATCAAGGCAGGTTCGTCACAACAATCATGTCCGCTCTTGCAGAGATGGAACGAGGCATCATCGCAGAGCGCCAAAAGGATGTACATAAACATAGACGAGACAGTGGGCAGGTATGGGGTGTAGATCTAGGTCCCAAGCAGTTGATCTCCGATGAGATTCGCAGTCGTATCATTGCAGAAAGAGAAAAAGGTCTCTCTCTTCGTGTAATAGCGCGGATGCTTGACGTTGAAGGCATTCCTACCGCCTACGGCGGAAAGTGGTCTGCTTCTAGTATTAAATATGTGTTAGATCAACAATCAGAAGAACCAAAGTAAGATAGAATAACTACATGCCAATCATCGGAGCACAAGGTTCAGGCGCTAAAAGCGCACCAGTTGCTCCAACTATTGGCACTGCAACTGACGTAGGTACCTCGAGAGCATACAACAATGGCGCAGCAACTGTAACATTCACAGCTCCTACAAGTAAGTTACCTATCAGCTCTTACACAGTTACCTCAAGCCCAGGCGGCTATACGGGGACAGGCGCAAGCTCACCTATAACTGTAACAGGGTTGCAGTCTGCGACAGCTTATACATTCACTGTAACTGCTACATCAGCGATTGGCACGTCAGGTGCGTCTAGCGCATCTAACTCGATCACTGCAACAACGGTCCCGCAGGCACCAACCATCGGGTCTGCCACGGCAGGTAACGCATCATCTACAGTTACCTACACGGCAGGTGCAAACGGCGGAGCTGCAGTTAGCGTATTCACGGCAACATCATCAGGTGGACAAACTGGAACAGGTGCAAGCCCAATTACAGTCTCAGGCTCTAATGGAGTCGCATATACATTTACCGTTACTGCAACTAATGCTAATGGAACCTCAGCAGCAAGCTCTGCGTCTAACTCAGTGACTCCAGTTGCTCCTGCTTTATCTAGCGTTGAGTACCTTGTCGTTGCAGGCGGAGGCGGTGGCCCTGGGTTTAGTGGCGGCGGCGGCGGTGCGGGTGGTTATCGGGCTTCAACTCTTGGTGTATCAACAGGAGTTGCGTACACGGTAACTGTTGGGGCAGGCAGCACTACTAATGGTTCTAACTCTGTATTTTCTTCTATAACATCGACTGGCGGTGGGCAAGGACGCCTTGGATATACTACTAATACTGGTCCTAACACTGGTGGGTCAGGTGGTGGTTCTGCTCAGGTAGGTGTAGCTGGTGCTGCAGGAACATCAGGTCAAGGAAATAAAGGTGGCGATGGTCCTCCTTCAAGTCCAGGTTCTCAAGGCGGCGGCGGTGGTGCAAGCGCTGCAGGCGGCAATGGCGCAGCAACTTACAGCGCTACTGGCGGTAGCGGTGGCGCAGGTTCTTATACTTCTATCAGTGGCACATCTACTCCTTACGCTGGTGGCGGTGGAGGTGCTGGTGGCTTCCAATACCCTGTTGGTGAAGGTCCAGCAGGTGTAGGCGGCGTTGGTGGCGGCGGCGGTTCAAGTGTTGCTGGAACAGCAAACACAGGCGGCGGTGGTGGCGGTTATGTTGGTATGGGATCAAGCGCAAGCGGTGGTTCAGGTATTGTAATTATTGCCTACCCAGACAGTTTCCCAGCACCTACTTCAATTAGCGGATTAACATATAACCAACCAAGCCGCGCAGGTTATCGCGTCTATCGCTTTACAGCGGGAACAGGAACTATAACTTTCTAATGGCACACTATGCATTTTTAGACGAAAATAATATTGTTACCGAGGTCATCACAGGTATTGACGAGACTGAGACTATTGAAGGGTTAAGCCCTGAAGAATGGTATGGCAATTTTAGAGGGCAACGTTGTATAAGAACTTCTTATAATAACAACATTAGATTTAACTACGCTGGTATCGGGTTTACTTACGACCCTGTTAGAGATGCTTTTATTGCGCCGTGTCCAGCAGATGACTGGATACTTGATGAATATAACTTACAATGGAAACCACCTTTTGATTATCCTGTAGACCCCAACTCAGTAGTATAATGAGTTATTACTTCTTTAACTTTAGCAGGAGACAAGAGGCGCCTTGGAGTATTACCGAAACAAACCAAGATCGTACTAAACTTTTACAGGAATGGGTAGTTGGCGAAATAGAAGTCAATGTCCCTTGTAAAACATTTTTAGGAAAACTTGCTTACTTTGCCTGTGAAGGCGTAATGACTTTTGATGGGACTAAGGCAATAATCAATGCTGAATAACTAAGGAGATACAGTAGCTTATGGTGATGACAGGAAAGATTTAAAGAAGTAAAAAAGACAGAGCCGGACGCGTGATTACTCACATGTCCGGCTCTTTATGTTTTAGACGCTCTCTCCCGGGACGTCAAAAACTAGTATTACTATATACCTAAAAGGTTTACTTTACGGGCAATCCGGTAATACTTTTCCAAGTTTTTTCATCAACGATACCCGTTGCAGGTAGCTTCTTAGCTTTTTGGTGGGCCATGACAGCCTTCTTTGTGACCGGGCTGAATTGACCATCGACTGGCTTGATTTCAAGCGCCGCTTGAATAGTCTTAACGTGAATGCCAGACTCACCTGGGTCGATTGTCTCTCCAGGATAAACCTTGCCTGTTGTATCCTTTTCCTTTACTTCTTTAACTGCAACTGGAGCAGCTGCAGATCCCGCGTAGTCAGGACGACCCCAACCAACAACACCGACAAGAAGTTTCTTCTTGTTGTTCTTTAGGTAGCCGCGCTCCTTCTTACAGGTTTCCCCTCCGTTGCGCTGGTCACCCTTAGCGTTGCCTGAGGTGTTTCCCTCTAGGCAGATCATTGTGCCGTCCTTGTTATCCTTTACGACGATACCTACGTGCGAGATGCGGTCTACACCGTCTCCTGGGAAGTCAAAGTAAACGATGTCGCCAGGTTGTGGAGTGTTAACTCCGTCGTTGTCATACCAGCGCTTCATCTTCTTAAATGCAGTTGACCCTGCAACCGTTGAAACGGTGTTAGGAATCTTTACTCCAGCTTTATTTCCGCACCAATTTACATAAGAACCGCACCAAGGCAAGAAGTTTGCCTTTGTGAACTCCCCGTATTTCGTGGCATTGTCTTTGGGCCCTTCGACGTAACCCACTTGAGATAAAGCTACCTCGATAAGACGTGCAGCTGTTCCTTGCGGCACGGCTGCTGATGGCGCAGGCGCGTTATATGTATTTTCGCTCATTATTTTCTCTTTCTTCCGCCAGGAAGTCTACCTGACTCCTCTGAGTAGTATTCTTTTAGTGTATTCTTTACTTTTTCTTTATGTTCGTCTGACAGCACTCGACCAATTTGCCATGCTGACATTTTTCGTCGTGTAGCCTCAGACTTCTTTTTTCCAGTACTTCCTCTACTTATTTTTATTTTAGTTTCTTCAGAAACTGGCTTTCCTAACTTTACTTTTCTTTGCTTTTCTTTAGTTTCATCTGAAGCTTTAATTTTTAACTTCTTACGCGTTTCACTTATTTTTCTTCTTGTCTCTTCTGGCTGTGGGTGCCCTTTTCCACGCATTTTAGCAGACATAGCTAGACGAACTTCTTCTGATAGATCAGGAGCACCATCACCGCCGGAGGTCATATTGGTTAGATCGAAGCCTTGTTCTTTGTAATACGCTATCCAATGTATTTCTCGCCTACCAGACTCTTCCCATGTAAGATCAGACTCTAGAGTTATTGCAACTACAGTGTTTCCGCTATCTTGTACTTTTCTAATCCAGTTGTGAACGTGATACTTCCCGCCAGCCTTAGCATCGTTCTTATGATCCCTAAGACGGCGCTCCGGTGAGTCTGGCTTAGTTCTTCCGACATAGCGAACTATGTCTGGTTCACCAGATGACACGAGAGCATAGACGGCAGACATAATCTATTATTTTACTATAACAACAGAGATCTTAGTTTTAGGACACTTTGCGTTTGCATCCTTAATTGCCTTGAGTTCTTTATCGTCAACTGTAAGTGACCAACGTAGTTTTACGTGAACCCAATTCTTAATGTATGTGCAAACGTCCTTTGCAGGTAGCCAGTCGGCTGGATCCTGATCTGACTTAGAGCGATTAGTCGCTGCGGTGACAGCAATCAACGCGTTAACGTCTCCCATGTCATTTGCGTATACCTCGCGCTTAGCCTTATCCCACGTCTTAGCGCCTGAATCCCATGACTCGGCTAGAGGAACCATATGGTCAACGTCTAGTCCAGAAAAATTTGTAACTGTTAATCCGTCATACGCGGAGTACCACTTGCCTGTGTCCTTTACGATCTTGCAACCAGCTTCAACCTTAGGCTTAACAAGAGCCTCCTGGATAATCACGTCGTTGCGTGTACTGCAACCGTTCTTATCAAGATCTGACCAGTGCTTAAATTGCGAGCGCGCGTATCCTTCACGAACGTCAGGCGCAATTTTAAGTGCCTTAATTCCAGCGTCTACCGTTGCAAATGTTTTCGGCTTATCCGCCGCAAACGCTCCTGTTGAGTTTGCTATGATAATAAAAAGCACTAGAGGCATTACGCCTTTTGTTGTGTTATGCTTGCGCATGGTAGTTCCTAACCGCGAGAATAGCGTGAAGCAAGACCCCAGTCGACCTCGCCTGTTTGTACAGCGCGCGGAAGAAGTACACGACCTTGAATTTCTGCCTTTGAACCAAGACCGACTACAGTCATTCCACGATCCGATATTTTACGCTGGAATGCAATCTGTGTCATTGGTCTTTCACCGCGCTCTTCACTCCATGCGCGATAGACGGAGTACAAAGCCTTGATAGGAACTACCGTTCCCTCAGACTCCTTTGTCTCTTCGTTTAAGAAAATACCGATACGGTCTTCGTTCTTTCTGTAAATTTCAGATGCCTCGGATACAACTTTACATGTTCCTAACGCATCACGTGCGGAAGATCCAAGCAATTTAATCGCGCCCTCAACTGCCCAGGATAGAACCGCTGGAAGGGCTCCTTCAGGATCAAAGATGTAGTGCTTTAGGTCTGGGTCTGGACTTTCAGGAACGTTTGTTAACGGCACGGGACGAATACGACGCCACATCGCATCATCGTTAATGATAGGTCGGTGATTTGTAGTTACCCAAAGTTTTGCGCGAGAAGAAAATGTAAACGGTTTTTCACCAGGTGAACGAGCTGAGATTTCAGAAGAGCCTGTAAGTTTCTTAACTGAGTTTTCCTTAAGTCTTTCAGACTCTGGAAGTTCGTCAACCCATACCATACGACGTCCGCGCAGCTCAGCCCAGTGATAAAGATCTGAGCCATTAGCCTGTCCGTCGTTTTGTGCAAGGATAGAAGAGTCTAACGGCCACGCATATTGTTGCGTGCCCATGCACTTTACTAAAGCTTCAACTAATGTGTTCTTACCTGAACCAGCAGGTCCGTAAATTAAAAACATTACGTCGTACGTACGTAGACCAGTTAGCGAGTATCCAGCTGCACGCTGCAACCAATCCTGTAATTCTCTGTCTCCACCTGTTGCAAAATCTAAGAACTGTTCCCACTTAACATTTCGCATTCCTGGCGTGTATGCAACAGGTGCGCGGCGTGTAATAAATAAATCAGGACGGCCTTTAAGTAATTCACCAGTACGAAGATCAATAACTCCGTTTGCAACACCAAGCAGTGTTTCATCTGAGTCCCAGGCGTTAACCTCAACCTGTACACGAGGATCGGACGTTGCGTTTTCAATACAGCCTGCGATGCGCGAGTTAGACTTAGCCTGCAGTGCCCACTTCATTAACTCTGACTGCTTGTCTGCATCCTCGTAGTTAACAACCTCGGATGCAATAACCGGTGCAAGCTTCTTTGTTAACTCCTGTAGTTCAAGATTTTCTACGTCAGGCTTCCAGTATCCGCCGTCCCAGTGAAACCAACCAAGTCCAGGTGTGTAACGAATTGCAGGACCAAACGAGTCTACAAGACGACGACCGTTTCCTGTATCTGTAAGTGTGCGCTTACCAGGTTCTCCGCCGTCATTTTCGTTAACCGCGTCAACGTCCTTAGGTACATCCATCTTTAAAAGACTTGATGCCTCGGAAATTGAATCACCGTCTGTTATAGACTGTGTAATAGATCCGCCGATAGTTCCAGGCATGTTATACGTGTCCTGCGGTGAATAATTTTCAGTTGTTCTAATTTCCTTTTGTTTTGCAGGCTTAGAACGTGTTTCATCTTGAGACTTGTTAGCCCATTCTTGTAATCCTGGCCACATGCGCTCTGATTTTGGATTGTCAATAACAAACTGTATAGCTCTGCGAACGTGCATTAACAATCCGCCTTGGCCTTCAAGCTCAAGCGGCGGACGTACTTTTTCAGCGTTAAAGCGAATCATCATTGTTTCAACAGCAAGCTTTCCAGCCTCTGTGTTAACCGGGAACTTATTAGCAAGTGCGCACGTCATCGAGTAGATATCAACCGCGCGTGAGCCTTCCTCAATTCCTTCTTCAAGCAAACGCTCGACGTCGATACGCTCGCCTGCAAAGTCTAGATCCTCTAGGAAACTCCAGTCGCCTTCACCAAGATTTGTGCCACCGCGTCGACTATTCTTTTTACGCAGAGACTGCAATAGCTCTTCAGGTGCGGTTGCCATCTCAATTTCCCACGGCGCATGTCCTGGTGCCCACTCGTAACAAACTCCAGAGAAGTGTCGTGACGGAGTAATGAGAACATATCCGTTGTGCTTAATATCAACGCCCGGAAGATTTGCTTTCTTAAGATTTCCAACGAGCTGCTCTGACTCTTCACACTTATAAA